TTACGAGTTGTGGAAGAAGCGTGTTGCTTCGATTGGTTTTGATCTGAGTGTTGGTAAGAATTATATTCATGAGAAGGTTTTGACAATTAACTCCACTTGTTTCACCTATGCCGGTGATAAATTTACAAAGGTGGATTTCTGTAATTTCGGGCTTCTCTCCGGTACTTCCAAACTTGGAGGCTCCAGAGGAGAAGTGCGTGATAAGGCTGTAGATCTTTGTGATGCATACACGAGAAGTGTGTGCGGAGCTCAAGATAAGAAATTGGCTCACGCCAAGTTCCTTGTACGTAATAGTACAGATATACAGCGGATAACCTGTCGAGGCAGGTATAACCTCTTCCTCCCAAGGGTATTGGGTGGATTAGGTTTTCCCACAAATGAGGGTATCACTTATCATGTTACACGTTTTCAGGCGTGTGTAGCGAAATTGATCAGAACCACCCTTGATTTCAACTTAGTTGGATTCAAGAATGATGGAGTGTCAAATAGTGTTGGATTAAGAGAAACAAATAATAAGAAGAAAATCATGATTGGTCAAGGTCCATTAAGGGAATTTGAGCGAGTCCACGAAACAAAAAGTGTGGATTCAGTTAACAGCTCATACCTTCCAGATACCGAGATCAAGTTCTTCACCAAGATCGGTGAAAAATACGACGCCAAAACGCTTTTTCCATTTACATTGAAAAAGAAGATCAATTTAGATATTGATCAAGCTCTGTTTCGCGTTGTTGCTGATTATTCTTATTGATAGTTTACTTGTTATACCGTTTTGTTTGTTGTTACAATAATTTGTTGACTACGCTTTAATATTCTTTACGACCTGAAAAGTCGTAAAACTTATCCTTTATGGGATGGCTAAGAACCACCCATATCGTACAAGATCTTAAAAAGAATACTAAAAGAGCGGCGCAGTCTACAGTCCGCCAGAACAAATCTGGACCAAACCAACAACAAAAACAAAACTCAAAGAATGACAAAAAGAAAGAAAACATAGTGATGGCGCCAACAGCCCAATCTTCACAGTACCAGAACGCCGGTCCGGCATTCTCATATTCGTCTAAAGGTGATGGTTCCGTAAGGATCCGACACCGAGAATATATACGTGATATTGCGGCTGCTAATGCAAACTTCGCTGTGGCATCAATACCCATAAACCCAGGAATTTTGGAAACATTTCCCTGGTTGCACTCGATTGCACTTTCCTATGAGTCATACCTATTTAATTCACTCTCTTTCGAGTTTGAAACTTCAGGTGTGACCACAGATAGGGGTACAATCCTTATGGCTATTGATTTCGATGCTGCTGATTCTCCACCTGTTACAAAACAGGATATGATGGCGATGAACGGTGCTACAAGATCGTCAGTGTGGTCTCATCAGACTTGCACTGCGAGCATTAAAGATCTGAGGAAGTTCGGGGTCCAAAGGTACGTGAGAAATCTCGCGCCCTTGGTCAACGAGGATATTAAAACCTACGATGTGGGTAACTTCTTCATTGCGACACAGGGAACTGGAAATTTGACTTGTGGAGAGCTTTATGTCACTTATGACATTACACTCCATACTCCTCAATCTCCTGTTCAGTCCATAACTTATGGTCTGGACGCCTATGCCGATAGTAATAATGCTGTAGCTTCCGGAACGCCCCTTGGTACTAGTTTCGATATCAAGAGGGGAGGTTTCAACCTCCAGTGGAGAACAACGAATTCTTTCTATGTAAGAACACCAGGTGAATATTTATTGGATATAGAATATTTTGGTGATGGGTTTAATTCCGACACGTTATTTACAGTCGTAGGCCTCAATGGCGCTACAGTAACTGCTGTCTATCCGGTTCCGTTGTGTAACACAACGAATCCAGGAAATGAGATGGCAAGACTGTACTTTCTAACGGTAGTAACTACTGAGGCTTATTGTCAAGTAAGTCTCGGTGGGAATCCCCAAACATACCAAATTAGGATTGCTCCTTATTTATCGCAACTTGGTTAGTATTATGTGTTCTTTTGTCAGATTAGGTATAAATATTGTAAAACTTTTATAATAAATCCTTTCGAGCGCGTGCTATCCCT